TTGGAAAATAGATGAGAGCAATAGTTGATATAGAAACAGATAGCTTGGATGCAACAAAGGTTCATTGTATTGTGGCTAAAGACATAGACTCAGGGAGGGTTTATCCTTTTCCTCCAGACTTGGTAACTGAGTTCAAGTCTTGGGCACAAGGTGTCAAGCAATTTATTATGCATAATGGTTTATCTTTTGATGCGCCTGTGTGTAATAGATTGCTAGGTACTAACATTAAACCTGATCAAGTTTTAGATACACTTGTACTGTCTCAGTTGTTTTATCCTATACGTGATGGTCATTCTTTAAAAGCATGGGGAGAGAGACTAGGCTTTCCTAAAGGAGATGTTGATACTTTTGAAGTGTACACACCAGACATGTTAGAGTATTGTAAACAAGATGTTAATATAACACATCAGTTATTAAATGAGATGAAGAAAGAAGGAAAAAACTTTTCACCTTATTCTATTAAGATAGAACATGATGTAAGAGTTATAGTAAACAAACAAGAACGCAATGGTTTTTATTTAGACATGAAAAAAACTATGAACTTATTAAATCTTTTACAAGATGAAGCAACTGAATTAGTTACGTGGTCTGTTAAACATTTTGATCCTACAGTAGTAAAGTTAGTAACAAAAACAAAATACATACCATTTAATATAGGCTCAAGACAACAGATAGCAGATAGATTATCTAAAATAGGATGGAAACCTAAACAACATACAGATAAAGGTAATATCATTATTAATGAAGCTGTATTAGATACAATAGATATGCCTGAAGCAAGAAAGTTCTCTAGGTATTTTCTATTACAGAAACGTATAGCACAAATTAAGTCATGGATAAAAGCATGTGATGATAATGATGGTAGAGTACATGGTAGAGTAATGACACTTAAAACTATTACTGGTCGTATGTCTCACAACTCTCCTAACATGGCACAAATACCTGCAGTACGTTCACCTTATGGTAAAGAGTGTAGAGATTGTTGGACAGTAGAAGATACCTCTACTCATTCTATTGTAGGTACTGATGCTAGTGGATTAGAGTTAAGATGTTTAGCTCACTACATGAATGATACTACATTTACAGACATACTATTAACAGGTGATATACATACACACAACATGAAGATGGCAGGTCTAACTGATAGAGACCAGGCAAAGACTTTTATTTATGCCTTCATGTATGGTGCTGGTGCATCTAAAATAGGAAAGATAGTAGGAGCAGGTGCTAAAGAAGGACAAAGATTAATAGATAATTTCTTATCAAGTATGACAGCTTTAAAAAGAGTACGTGATGGTGTAACTAAAGCATCAGCTAAAGGAAAGATTAAAGGTATAGATGGTAGATTACTACATATACGTAGTGCACATAGTGCATTGAATACTTTATTGCAAGGAGCAGGAGCAGTTGTATGTAAGATATGGCTTATTAATATAATGACAAGAGTAAGAACACTAGGGCTTGATGCTAAACTTGTAGCTAGTATTCATGATGAGTATCAGTTTGAAGTTCTAAACACAGATGTTAAAAAGTTTGGACAGATAACTAAAGATGCTATGAAAGATACAGAGAAAGAGCTACACATGAAGTGTCCTCTTGATAGTGAATGGAAGGTAGGTAAGACATGGGCAGAGACACACTAAACGAACAGTTAATATTATTTCCATACGAGAAAGATATTGTTTATGATTTGGAAACAGATACCAGAGAATGCAAAGACTGTAAAAAAACTTTACCATTTAAGAACTTTCCAATTAAAAGTTTTATGACTGATAATTTAGGAATATTATCAAGAGTTTGTAAGAGTTGCGAATCAAAAAGAAATTCAAAGTATAAGCAAAGAAGAAGGGAAGTTAAACTTCCTAAAGAAAACTACTGTTGTCCTGTATGTTTAAGAAATGAAAAACAATTAAAAACAAATAAAATAGTTGTAGATGTTTCTACTTATAAACCCAGAGAACATAAATCTAAAAGAAAAAATGTGTGGTGTTTAGATCACGATCATATAACAGGTAAGATTAGAGGGTGGTTATGTAACTCCTGCAATGTTTCTAAAGGAAGTATAGGAGATGATTTAGAATCAGCAGAAAGATTAGTAAAATATTATAAAGGAGAATAACATGGAAGTTAAAGAATTTAAAGGAAGAAAAGATCATGCTCAGTATATAACAAGAGGTATACAGGTAGAGAATAACTTTATAAAGACTGTTAAAGAGCATGGATATACAGTTGAGATAGCTGATGATAACACTAACATATATAAACATATAGATTTATATCTTACTAAAGATAACAAGACAGTTAGTGTAGATGTAAAGGCTAGAAGAACAGGTAATAAACAAAGAGTTTTTGATGACGCATGGATTGTTGTTGAGTTTCTAAATACAATAGGTAAGAAGGGTTGGCTTTATGGTGACTGTGATTACTTTGTATTTGAAAGAGAGCATGACTATGTATGGTGTATCGCAAAAGAGTTAGTAGAATTAACTGACAAAGTTGTAGATAAAAGCACTAGAGTAGAAAGCTACAGAGATGCTAACTACAAAACATGGGGTAGAAAACATCAAGGAAAACAAGACCTTATCTCAAGAATTGAGATGAGTTATATATTAAAACTAAATAATACATTTATTATGAATAAAACTCTTGACAATATTAAAGAGCCATGTCATAATTCTTTTATTAATAAACAGAAAAGGAGTACACGTATGAGTGTAATACAAGGAACAGCTAACTGGGCACATATAATTAAACCTAACTTTAAATTTAAAGAGGAAGGTGAATGGAGTATTGATGTATGTAACCTTGACGAAAAGAATACTGCTATAGCTCAGAAAGATGGGCTATCTATTAAAAATAAAGGTGATGAGAATGGTAACTTTGTTACTATAAAAGCTAAGACTACATGGGCAAAGACAGGAGAGAAGAAAGATCCACCTAAAGTTGTAGGTGCTGACAAGCTTCCTTTTACAGAAGCTAAAGTTGGTAATGGTTCATTAGTTAATGTAAAGTACACTACGTATGAGCATAAACCTTATGGTACATTTGGTGACTTGAAAGCAGTAATGATTGTAAACTTTGTTCCTGCACCTGAGTCATTAGATGATGACATGCTTAGTGACTTTGATGTAGTTGAAGATGGTTATAAAAGCAAGCAAGATGCTGACTTAGATTTTGCATAACAATTAAATAGGAAAGGATGGGAAGGTATAGTTTATCTTCCCATTTCTATTATGAAAACTATTGATACTTTAGTACAAGATATGTATGATTTATTTAATCCTCTTGTTGATTCAAATTTAAAAGAAGAAGAAGTTGATGCTCATCTAAACTCTTTTACAGAGAGTGTAAAGAAAACATTGAAAGGTTTACTTAATGAGAAACCTAGAGAAAGAGGTAGGCTAAGACTATCTGCTATAGGTAAACCTGCTAGACAATTATGGTATGAGAAAAATTCTAAAGAGGAACCTAAACCTTTAGAGTCTAACACAAGAATTAAATTTTTGTATGGTCATCTGTTAGAGGATGTCTTAATTCTTTTAGCTAGACTTTCTGGACATGTGGTAACTGACTTACAGAAACAAGTTAATGTACATGGTATTATAGGACATCAAGACTGTGTGATAGATGGTGTATTGGTTGATTGTAAGAGTGCATCAGGTAAAAGTTTTCAAAAGTTTGCTAATGATAATCTAGCTACTGATGATCCTTTTGGTTACATAGCACAAATCTCTGCTTATGCTGAAGGTAATGGTGTAGATGAAGCTGCTTTTTTAGCTATAGATAAACAACATGGAAGCATCTGTTTAACTCGTGTTCATTCAATGGAGATGATTAATGTTAAAGAAAGAATTAAATATCTTAAAGAAGCTGTTGAGAAAGACTCTCCACCAGACAGGTGTTATAGTGATCTACCTGATGGGGCTAGTGGTAATCGTAAGCTTGCTATTGGTTGCTTGTACTGTTCGCACAATCGTACTTGTTGGAGTGATGCTAATGAAGGTAAGGGATTACGTGTCTTTAATTATTCAAATGGTAAGAGGTATCTTACACAAGTTAAAAAAGAACCTAATGTGGAGGAGATAACTGAATGGTAAGTCATTGGGTTCAATATGGAACTAAAAAACTTTTTGTTCCTGACTTAGATAAGTTTGGATTTGTTTATATCATTACTAATTTACAAACAGAAAAGAAATATATAGGATGTAAACAATACTTTATTGGCAAGTCAAAACGAGAATCAAGATGGCAATCTTATATGGGTTCTTCAAAATATTTAAAAGAAGATATAAAAAAAGTAGGTAAGAAAAATTTTAAGTTTGAAGTGATTGATGAATTTAAAAACAAAAGAAGTTTAAAGTACTATGAGTTAGCTTATCAAGTAAAGTATAATGTACTAACTGATTGTGTTGAAGGTTCAGACAATAATAAATATTATAATAATTATATAGGTGGTAAATTTTTTAGACCTGTAGAAAGAAAGGAGGTAAAAAATGTCAATTGAAAAAGCAATGTACGACACAGCACTAGCTGAGTTTCAATCTCAAAGAGATAAAGCTATTACTAATGCACGTATATACTTAAAACATCCTAGTGGCATAGGAGAACATGGACAAGTAGTTGATGAATTTATTAAACAAGTAAAGTTAGCTGCTGAAGCAGACGAAGCTGCGTCTATGCTAATAGATACATTTAGAGATGAGATAGCATAAGAAGAATAAAATGAGTGAAGAATATATTGAGATATTAACAGAGTTAGAAGAAGAAAATTTTACAAGTCCTGAAAGAGTACTCTTCTTATCTGTTATATTTCAAGCATTATTAGATGCAACAAAAGAAAAAACTATAGTAGAATCATCACGTACAAGTGTTGAAAGAGAACATGCACGTGCTTGGTTCTTCTGTAGTGTTGGTGTAACGTGTGATAACTTTGAGTACGTCTGTGAAAGTGCAGGTATGGACTCAGATTATACTAGAAGTTTTGCACTTAAAGTAATTAATTCAAAGGAAATAAAATATGTCAGACAAAGAATCAGAAGAGTCTTGGATAAATCATGAAGATAGAGGTATGTCAAGAGAGAGTCATGAAC